ATATAGGAGAAAAAGGTGATACTGGTGAAAAAGGAGATAAAGGTGATACTGGAAAAGATGGTCCTAAAGGTGATACAGGTGAAAAAGGTGAAAAAGGTGAAAAAGGTGATAGTAATGGTATAATTGGACCAAAAGGTGATACTGGATTAATTGGCGAAAAAGGCGATACAGGAGAAAAAGGTGAAAAAGGTGATAAAGGAGATATTGGTGAAAAAGGTGAAAAAGGTGAAAAAGGAGATAGTAATGGTATAATTGGTCCTAAAGGAGACAAAGGTGAAATAGGTTCTAAAGGGCCTAAAGGTGATACAGGTGCTAAAGGCGATACAGGTGATATTGGTATGATTGGTCCTAAAGGTAATAAAGGAGATAAAGGTGATACAGGTGATACTGGAATGAATGGTCCTAAAGGTAATCCTGGGCCAACTGGTGACAAAGGAGACAAAGGTGATACTGGAAATAAAGGTGATAAAGGAGACAAAGGAGATACTGGATTAACTGGTGATAAAGGTGATATTGGATTAACTGGTGAAAAAGGAGACATTGGATTAACTGGTGAAAAAGGTGACATAGGATTAACTGGTGAAAAAGGTGATAAAGGAGACAAAGGTGATACTGGATTAACTGGTGAAAAAGGTGACATAGGATTAACTGGTGAAAAAGGTGATAAAGGAGACAAAGGAGATACTGGATTAACTGGTGATAAAGGAGACATAGGATTAACTGGTGAAAAAGGTGATAAAGGTGATAATACTATTATTGACACAAAAAATTTAATTAATTCATCAGAATTAATTCAAGAAGATAATTTATTATTAATTAAAAATAATGTAAAAAATGGTAAAATACTTTTTAACACAGATATAGAATTATCAGGATATATTTATGGAAGAAACGATTATGCTAATTTTTCAAACAGTAATGATATAGTTTTACCAAGTAAAGTTCCAATTGGATGGGTACATGAATTTACAAGCAAGAAAAATACTATAGTTTATAATTCAAAGGTAACATATGATGGTTGTTTAAAATTACCAGCTGGCGTATGGTTAATTCATACATCACTAACAATAGAAAAAAATAACACTACGTGGTTTACAGCATTTTCTCCTCCATTTAGTAGCCTTATAGCAACATATGATACTCAAGCAATTGGAGGAAATATGATACATTCTTCAGCAGAATCCTATTATTATTTATACAATAATATTCCAAAATTTACTGTTCAAATGTCTCCAATTTTATTTATAGTAAAAGATGTAGAGTCAAGAGTTTTACCAAATTACATATTTAATATTACTCCATCAGTGGTTGAAAATGATAATATAGTTAAAAGCACTATTGTTTGGAAAACAGTGTATACAAAAATAGCGTAATTATTTTTTTAAATATATATATAATATAAATGCACGTGTGTAAAATTATTAGTCCAGCCAATAGTAATAATAATTATTATATAACTTTTTATTATTTAGATATTCCAGTTGATGTTATACATAGTGAAATTGATATTAATACTGTTGTAAATTACATTAGATTACATTACAAAATAAATGATATTCCTTATGTAGTAGAATATGATAATATTGAATTTGAAATACTAAATTCAACACCAACATCAATAACATATAAGTTATTACTTACAAAATTAAATTATAAACTAAAATTGTTACCTCCAAATACAGAATGCGAAATAATTGTTTTTTTTAAGACAGATATTGATGACCCAACTTTAATGATATCTAAATAAATTTATTCTTTAAGTTGTTTTTTAATATATTAAAAAATTGAACTAAAGATATATCAATAATATAATATAAAGAAAATCAATATGGAAAAGCGTTTAAACAAAAAATTAGAATTATGGATTACAGGATTTAAAGATAATATAAGAGAAAAGGCTAATCAAATTGGTATATCAAAAAATGACCAAACAAATCAGTTAATTCAATATATTTATGATTATGATAGATTAACATTTAGTAAAGAAGATTTTCAGAAAAGAAAACGTGTAAAAAATGTTGTTCCATTCTTTGATAGATGTTGTGCTAAACGTGCCAGTAACGAACAATGCACTAGAAGAAAAAAAGATGGAATTGAATATTGTGGAACACATATGAAAGGGACGCCTCACGGAATTATTGATAATCAAAATGAAAGTAAGCCAAATACTCAAAAAATTGAAGTTTGGGCTCAAGATATTCAAGGAATAGTTTACTATATTGATAAGACATTTAACGTGTATCAAGCAGAAGATATTGTTATTAATAAATTAAATCCAAAAATTATAGCAAAATATATAAAAAATGGAGATGTATACAGCATTCCAGAATTTAATATTTAAAAAAATTGAATTAATATATTATTCTAAATAATTAGTATATTAATAAATAAAATGTCAAATAAATTTGTTATATATTCTGGCTTTACAAGTAATTCAAAACCGCCACATTCATATTTTACTATTAAAAAAAAAAATAAAAATTTATTTGGTTATGCTAAAACACTTGAAGAAGCAAAACAACAATTTAATCTCGCAAACTTAGGAGATGCTAAATGGGTACAAATAGTATGTTTAACTACACTTAAAATAATAGAATCACAAGAATCATTCAATATACACAAACCAATTTTTGAAGGATATTATAGTGATGAAAATTGTAATTAAATAAAATAAATAATAAAGTTTAAAAATATGGACGAAGATAGTATAAAAATTTTAAATATTATAGGAATTAATTTTGAATCAATTGATAATTTAGATAATTTTTTTATACCTCGTGAACAATTGTTATCTGATTTAAAATATGAAGAAATTAAAATACTTATTCCTGAGTTAAAAAAAAAATTTAGTTCTTCTTTTATGACAAGTTTACAAAAAAATGCTAAACAAGAACAAAAATGGCCGTTATTAAATTTAGTAAGACAAATTTTAAGTGTATACAATTATCAAATGGAGCCAATTCGTAAAAGTGATGGATACACTTTAGAAGGTATTAAAAAATATAAACGTTTTTTTCAAATAAAAAAAAATAACTAATGTATTTGTTAAACTAATAACTTTTTTAAAAATTATAATTGTTACCAAAAGTGTTTTCAATATCATATGTAATATATAAAAATCCATCATCATCTTTGTAATCTAAAAATAAATGTTGTAAAAGACTTGAATTTGAAGGTATTGAATCATTAATAAAAATATATAAACCTATTTCAGGTTTTAAACACATTCTTTTTCTTATTACTAACATAAATTGTCCTACGGTTAAATTAAAACCAACAAGATATTTATGTTTATCTATATCTGGAGCACCTCTAGAACACGGGTATTTTTCGCATATTATAGGTATTCTATCCGGATATTTTGATAAAATTTGTGTACAATCTATTTTTCTTTGTTTAAATGGATATTTATTTTTGAACCCAATCATTATTATTTATTATTAGTTTAAATTTAAATTATTATTATTATAAAATATAATAATAATTTAAAAAGCATCTTATCATAATTACCCAAACATAGACCTCATTTCAGAATAAGTCATATTTCTACCAGTTTTTTCTTTAAATTCATCTGCGCCTGTTTGCATTATATTTATCAACAAATCACCAATATCAGGTTTTCCATAATCTGTTAATGAATTTATATTTATATTTTTATTTAATTGTAAAACTTTTTTTTCAGAATCAGATTCAATTTTGATTTTGATTTCTTCAATATTTATGTTATTAGAAGATTTTCTTGATAATAAATCAAACATTAATTTATTTTTATTTTCTTTTGTTTCTGATATTTGATTTTCATTTTTTATTTTTACATTATTGTTATAATATTTAAGTTTATATCTAAGTTTACAACTTTCACAAAATGTTCCAATATATTCTTTATCAAGATTTTTTTTACAACCTATACAGTGAAGAGAATTAGTCATCATTTAAATATAATATCATAATACATTTAAATCATAATTATATATAAAAATAAAAAAGAGGGAACAAGTCCCAAATTTTTTTATTTTTTTGTATTTTATAAAATTATTTAATTATTTATTTTCTAAAAAATGAATACGAAATTTATTAATAAACCAATTACCTATGACAAACCACATTACATTAATTGAATACCCCCCGTTATAAATAACCCATCTGAATGCCTGGCAATGTGGAGCAAGAGTCATAAACGGTGATAACAAAAACCCAATAAAAGAACACTCAACGCAGTAATATACGTATAAGTGAGCCGCCGCATAGTGAGCTACAATACAACTAATATAAAGTAGTATCATTCTAAAAATGGCACTATTAAGAATAGATTCGAGTTGAAATTGGAAAAGCATTTTGTTTGAATATTTAAGATATCAAGCTAAGAGTATAAAATAACATACATATTTAAATGAAAAAGAATTTCAATTTTTTCTTAAATATGTATTTGTTTAATTTACTAAAAAATAAAAACTTAGTATCTTAAACAGTTAAGGTTTGGCTCCACCTTTTAAAAGGTGGAAAAAAATTATATTTTTGCAGTATATAAAGAAAAGTATTGTAAAAAAAAAAATTGAAATAAAATAAAGTGAAGTTATGATAAGTATTTTAGTAAGAAAGTGAATTGAAAGTTTGTATTCGTAAGATGTCATCATTAAATATTTCATCGTTAATAATGTCTGGTCTATCAAAAATGATAGGAGATATAGTGAGGGATGTAATTATTGAATGTGGTTCTATCCATAATTTCGATAGTTCAGAGATGATTCGAGATCTAAGGGTAGAAGATATGTGTGTGTCAAAAAAGGTGTCAAAAAATAAAATAGTGAAGGAGAAGGTGAAGGTCGTGAAGGAGAAGGTGAAGGAGAAGTGTTTGCCAATGCCGTTCAATGGTTCAATGAAAGAAAATTGCTGTTCAGCACTACGTCAAAACCATGGTTTATACACTCAATGTGAAACGGTTGTTTCTGAACCGGGTTTTTGTAAGAAATGTGGTCCTTCAGCAGTTTATGGAACAATCCAACAGCGTTTAGAAGTGGGTATTATGGAATTCCGTGACCCAAATGGAAAAGCGCCAACTCCTTTCGCAAAAGTGATGAAGAAATTGAAGATTAGCCGCGAGGAAGTGGAGGAGGAAGCATGTAAGTTAAATATTAAAATAAATGATATTCATTTTCAGGAAGAGGAAATCGAGAAAAAAGAGAAAGGTCGTCCAAAAAAGCCAAGAAGAAAAATTGAACTAGCAGATGATTCTACAGATTTGTTTGCTGCGCTTGTAGCAAAAGCGAATGAAGATTCAGAAGAAGAGGTTTCAGATTTATCAAATGATGAAAAATCGTCAATTGCTGAAAGCATCATAGATTCAGTATTAGATAAAGTAAGCGTTATTTCTGAAAACAATGAAAAAAAAGCGGAAAAAGAGGCTGCGAAACTAGCTGAAATCAAGAAAAAAGAAGCGGAAAAGGCAGAAAAGGAGGCGGTAAAACTAGCTGAAATCCAGAAAAAAGAAGCAGAAAAGGCTGAAAAAGAAGCAGCAAAACTAGCTGAAATCCAGAAAAAAGAAGCGGAAAAGGCAGAAAAGGAGGCTGCGAAACTAGCTGAAATCCAGAAAAAAGAAACAGAAAAGGCTGAAAAAGAAGCAGCAAAACTAGCTGAAATCCAGAAAAAAGAAGCGGAAAAAGCGGAAAAGGAGGCAGCAAAGCAAAAAATAGCTGACTTGAAAGCAGAAATGGAAAAACTAACAAAGACTGCTGCTGCTTCTGCTGTGAAAAAACCAACAAAAGGAAAAAAAGACTCTTCAGACTCAGAAAGTGAGAAAAAAGTAGTTGAGAAAAAAGCAGTTGAAAAAAAAGTAGTTGAAAAAAAAGTAGTTGAGAAAAAAGCAGCAAAGGTAGTTGAAGAAAAAGAAGAGGTTGCCGATGTTGTGAAACGATTTGAGTTTGAAGGAGTAAAATATCTGAAGTCAAAAAATACGGGAATCATTTACAATTTGGAGCAGGATGTAATAGGAAAATGGAACGAAAAGACAAATAAAATAGATTTTGAAGAAGCAGGGTCAGAAGAAGAAGAAGATGAATATGACGAGTAGATTGTAGTATAGTGTAGTTATATATTGTAATATAAATATAATAATAAATATATCATAAAGGGTTGTCTAACAACAACGTAAAACCCCTCGAGGGGTAATCCCTTTTTTTTACGTGCTTATTTTGTCAGTCATATCTCATTTTGGCACTCATTTCTTGTTACCATAATGCTGTGTATTTTTGTCACTCATTTCTTGTTTTTGTCATTCATTTCTCGTTCCCGTATTATTTCAATATATGGTATCTTGAAAGGACGCAGTATCTTGAAAGGACACAGTATCTTGAAAGGACACAGTATTACATATCAAACTATATTATCATTACATAGTTTGATAATGATAACATACTACATATTCTACAGTATTCAGTATTTTCTCTCTAATTATCATTTTCAGGTTTACAATTAGAGAGAGCATTAGCTAATATTTTAATTAGTTGATAGTGTTTATAGCAAGCTGTATTATTATTAAGCTATATTCTACGGTATTGAGTATTTTCTCTCTAATTGTTATTTCCAGGTTTACAATTAGAGAAAGCATTAGCTAATATTTTAATTAGTTGATAGTGTTTATAGCTAGTTAGTTAATTAGAAAAATAAAAACAAATTGTTTGTTTGGGCGTTTTACCCTGTTCAAAGAACCGACTGGAATTTCACCAGATAAGAGATAATTAATTTACAATATATATATATAATCTATTCTACAAACTAATCGCTATCATATCTATATCTATCTGGAATATCATCTGGATAACGTTGTTGGTCAATTAAATCTTGTTGCCGCTCTGCCATTTCACAATTACAGCACATTTGGTATGGGTCATCAATATGATAAAAAGCTCCGCATTGGCAGGGAAACATCTTGTCGCATTCACACGAAAAATCACAACAAGTCTCGCAATACTCAATAATTGGAAGTTCATCCTCCTTTAAGAGAGAAGTTTCATCGTCATACAATTTTTTCATTTCGAGTAACGTAGAGCAAAATTCTTGATAGGAGTCAACATTGCTGAGCTTGTTACTCAATTCTAAGTATTCAGGTGACTGCGGTTTTTTTAGATATTGAAGATGAGCTTCTTCTTCAGGAAACAACTCCACACTAAGGTCTTGTAGGTCATCGTGAGAAAAAATAATTTCTGGTGGCATGTTGGTCTGTCTCTCTAACTTTGGAATAGTAGGACATACAGGCTTTGGTTTTATTGGCGTTGTTGGAATAGGTCCGTTACATATTGGCTGTTTATTTGGTTTTGAATGATTCATCCACTTTGGCAAAGGTCCTAATTCAGTGTCAGTTTCTTGCTTTTCTAATTCAACCAAAAGAGAAAAAAAATCCGAAGGAGATGGCGCATCAAGTAAACCATATGGTTTCTGAATATTAGAATTTTCTACAGCCATCATGTTGTCTGAAACGGCTAATTCGGATTCTAGTCTTGGTTCAGTAAGGTCAACAGAGCAAGCGCAGCTCTCATGTCTTAAACCACAAAATTCGCAGACGTATGACATATTATTTATTATAAAGTTACTTTTAAGTTGGTTTAAAAGATGCAAAAAGATAAGGTTTTGGGGGAAAATGATTTAATACTTATTTTTTATAATTTATTTAAAAACCAAATCTTAAGCCAAAAAACATTCCAGAAATTTCCTAAGAAATTTTCTAGGAAAATTCTTTTTCTTAATACATAAGAAGCAAACAAATAATCGCTTAAAAAAAAGAACTACTTGTAAGCTTTATACTAAGTAAGGATTAGCTAGTTATTAATAAGCGCAATATTTAGCTAGTTAAAGTATACAACAAATAAACAATGTAATTAATTATACAACTACATATACATATACAACTACAACTACAGCACTAAACTCGCCATAAAATCGGCGGCAGCTAAACTATTTTTTGTTTTTGGTGATTCATAAATTTCTCCATCTTCTAAATTGTATCCTTCTGCCGGGTAGTCTTCTTCATCGTCTTCAATAATAGTTAAAATTGGGGTCCATCTTACAGGAATTGTAACCGTAAGCTTTACTTCTTGTACACGGTCAAGAGCATCACAGAATTCAGATTGAGTTACTAAAAAAAAGGTAGACATTGTTTTGTAAAAGTTTTGACGGGTTATAAGCTTTTGGGAAATAATGATTGAATACTTATTTCTTATAAAAATATGAATTATATAAAAAAATTAAGAAATTTTTTTGGCTTAAGAAAGAAATTTCTTTGAGAACATTTTGTCAGTCATATCTCATTTTGTCAGTCATATCTCATTTTGTCAGTCATTTCTTGACACCATACAAGGTATCGCAAATTATACAGTATTTGTAATAATACACACCATACAATAAATTATATGATATTCTACTGTAGTTAGTATAGTATTCTACTGTAGGTCATAGAGTATAGAGTATTCCACAGTATATTATTTTCTAAGAAATTTCTTTGGGTTATGATTCAGTATACAATTTTTATAATTTTAAACTATATTATAAAAATCATTATTTTCCAAAAGCTATATACCCTTTATTATAAAATGTCAACCCCTAGACGAAGTGAAAGACTATCAAAACAATTCATAAGCATTAAATACACATGCCAATACCTTGAAATTGAAAAACAAATAAGAAAAATTACTTTACCCGTGATACAATCTAATACATATTGTATGACACCAGAAAAGAAAGTTAAAA